TATCTTGGTTACGTTGTCGAAGAGTGGATGAAAGAGAACGAACTGGCGGTTGAGCGTGGTCTAAAGGGTGAAATCGCAGAGGACTTTATCAGTGGTCTTAAACAGTTGTTTGAAGATCATTATATCGATGTTCCTGATGAAAAGTATGACGTTCTGGAAGCTCAGTCTGAAAAGATTGCTGATCTAGAAGAAAAACTCAACGGTATGATTGAAGAAAACGTTGAGAAGAAAAAAGTGGTTGAATCTCTTACAAGAGAACAGATTACCAGTGAAGTTAGTTATGACCTTGCTGCTACTGAAGTAGAGAAGTTCAAGTCGCTTACAGAGGATGTTGATTTTGTTACGGAAGAGTCCTTCAGAGCAAAACTCGATACCTTGAAAGAAAGTTATTTTCCAACTAACGGAGAAAAGCAATCTTTTCTAATTGATAATGATGGTAGTGATACTGCACAGGACATTGATACGACTGATAGCATTCGTGCTTACATGTCGGCGATCAGTCGCTCGAAAAGTGCATAATTTATAAATAACTGTAGAAAATACAATAAGGAGAAACTCAAATGTTTCAGACAGAACATCTACAAGAAAAGTGGCAGCCAGTCCTAGAACACCCCGATCTTCCTAAGATTGAGGATTCCTATCGCCGTGCGGTCACAACTGTTATCTTGGAAAACCAAGAAAAAGCCATGAAAGAAGACGCAAGTTTCCTTTCGGAAGCTGCGCCTACTAACTCCACTGGTGGTTCCATTTCTAACTGGGATCCAATTTTGATCTCGCTCGTTCGCCGTGCAATGCCCAATCTGATTGCGTATGACATTTGCGGTGTTCAGCCAATGACAGGCCCTACGGGTCTGATCTTTGCAATGCGGGCTTCCCACATCTCTTCTGATGGTGCTGAAGCTCTTGTTGATGAAGCATTTCCTGGCGGCCAAGGTAAATCTAACCAAAATGCTGCTGGTACAACTGGTGGTGGTGACGTTGCAACGACAGAAACTAACCCTGCCGTTCTTAACGACAGTCCTGCTACTGCTTACACAAGTGCAACTGGTCAAACAACTGCACAAGGTGAAGCGTTGGGTGATACATCCACAAACGCATTTGCTGAAATGGCATTCTCCATCGACAAGTCAACGGTTACTGCCGTTACCCGTGCTCTGAAAGCTGAGTACACAATGGAACTTGCACAGGACTTGAAAGCAGTTCATGGTCTTGACGCTGAAACAGAACTTGCGAACATTCTTAGTTCGGAAATTCTTGCTGAAATCAACCGTGAAGTTGTTCGCCGTGTTTATGTTGCTGCTGTCAAAGGCGCACAAGTTAACACAACAACTGCTGGTGTATTCGATCTCGACACCGACTCTAATGGTCGTTGGTCGGTTGAGAAGTTCAAGGGTTTGATGTTTGGTATTGAAAGAGATGCCAATGCGATTGGTCAACAGACTCGTCGTGGTAAAGGTAACATGCTGATGTGTTCTGCTGACGTTGCGTCTGCATTGCAAATGGCTGGTATCCTTGATTACACGCCTGCTCTTAATAACTCACTAAACGTTGATGACACTACGACAACTTTCGCTGGTGTTCTTAATGGTCGTTATAAAGTGTATGTTGATCCGTATGCTGCCAACGTATCTGCTTCTCAGTACTACGTTGTCGGATATAAGGGTTCTTCGCCTTATGACGCTGGTATGTTCTACTGCCCATACGTTCCGTTGCAAATGGTTCGTGCGGTTGGTGAAAATACATTCCAACCTAAAATCGGGTTCAAAACTCGTTACGGTATGGCTGCTAACCCATTCGCTCAGACTTCTGGTGCAGTTGCTGCGGGTGACACGCAGAACACTGATGCATCTATTGATGATGGTGTTAACGTTTACTATCGTAGAGTTAAGGTTGCAAATCTAATGTAAGATTTGTTTCTAATAAGAAACTTGACTATAAAACTGAGGGTGCTAGAAATAGCACCCTCTTTTTTTCTTTATAAATAGTTATATGGTAATTAAAGCATTAGAACGTCAACCAACAAGTTTAGACTATGCGAGTCCAACTCAATTTAGGTTTATAATAAATCAACTTCCTAAAGTTGAATATTTTACTGTTGCTGTAGCAGTTCCTAGTATTATTTTAGGAGAGGCAATATTTCCAACTCCATTTAGACAAATACCAATTGCTGGTGATGAGCTTACATACGATAATTTTAATTTATCATTTATTGTGGATGAAAAATTAGAAAACTATATTACTCTGCATAATTGGTTAATTGGCCATGGATTTCCAAGAAGTAGAGAACAATTTTCTGATTTTAGAGATACTACAGCTGTAGATTCAGAAACGGCGGTTGGACTTACAACTCCTGTTACTCCAACTGGCAATATTGCAGCTAGTGATAGAGTAATGACATCTGATGCTACTTTGACTATTTTAAGTAATCATAATAATCCTATTGTAGAAATCAGATTTACAGATATGTATCCTACATCTATAGGTGCTTTACAGTATGACCAAGGAGCAACAGACGTTGAATATCTGAAAGTTGATGCGACATTTTCGTATCAATTATATACTATACATACATTATAATGGAGAATAAATGGATAAGTTAAGTGGGTTACAGGCGGAAGCCAAAGAAGACCTTATTATATTAGATAATGAAGATTTACACCAACAATCATACAAAAATCAAATCATCAAACCAAAATGGTTAGACTATAAATCTAAGTATCGATTACATATGTTTCAACTGAAAGCTGATCACAAACGAGTGTATAGACAGAAGTGGGAATATTATGGTGGAAAGTCGGATGCCAAAATTTATGTCGCCAAACCCTTTGATCTCAAAGTTCTAAAAACAGATTTAGGAGTCTATATAAATTCTGATGATGATATTATTGATATTGAATTGAAAATTGAATATTACGAAACACTGGTACAATTTATTGACGGTGTTATCAAGTCTATCGACAATCGAAGTTGGGATATTAAACATGCACAAGATTGGAAAAAATTTGTAGCTGGAGGATTTTAATGAAAAAAAATCATAATGAAGTTGCTTATGAAATAGATGAATATGCAGCATTTCCAACAATGATGTATAAATTTAAAGCAGAGTTACCGATTGATGATATGGTTAAACATATTCAATCACAGAAAGATAAAAGTAATATAACACAAACAGAGTCTAATTTACATAAACTTGAAATATTTAATCCGTTAGTGCAATGCATTAGTCATGTTGCTTCTCAAATAATTCAAAAATTAGAATATACTTGTGATGCTATGGAAATAACTAATATGTGGGGAAACTATTTACAAAAAGAAACTGCTCATCCACCACATACACATTCTAATAATGTTTTCTCAGGAGTATATTATATTGATGGAGATAAAAATTCTGCGCCGATTCAATTCTTTGACCCTAGACCACAAGCTAATTTATTAAAACCTAAGAATAATCCAACTTGGAATAATTCTGGTATGTTGCAGTTTGATGCAACAGTTGGAACAGGATTAATTTTTCCTTCTTGGTTAATGCATTGGGTTCCACCAACACCTAGTGAACGAACAAGCGTTTCTTGGAATATAATCTTGAGAGGTGATTATGGTTCCAAGGAAGAATATCAGTATGCTCATATCTAAGAAGAATGAGGTTTACGTAAAACTTAATGAGCTTGAACAATCTGCAGCTGCAGAGTTGAATGATTTCTTTACGTTTGAAGTTCCTGGCTTTAAATATATGCCCGCATATAGAAGTAAGCAATGGGATGGTAAAATTCGATTATATAATATAATTACAGGAGAAATCTATTTAGGACTTCTTCCATATATAGAGGAATTTTTGAATGCAAGATCAATTGAGTTCAAGCTCGAAAAAGGAGTCAGAAGAAATAGAGCAATGCCTAGAGATTTGGTCCAAGGATTTATACAAGGACTTAAACCAACTATCAATGGGGGACGAATTGAAGTTAGAGATTATCAATTGGATGCAATCATCCATGCTTTGGCTTCAGATCGTGCTCTTCTTATTGCTCCTACTGCTTCTGGTAAGTCATTAATAATTTATTGCCTTATTCGTTATTATCATATGAAAGGACTGAAAACTTTAATTTTAGTTCCTACTACATCTTTGGTTGAACAGATGTATAAAGATTTTACTGATTATGGATGGAGCTCTGAAACATATTGTCAAAAAATATATTCTGGTCATGATAAAAAGGTAACTAAAGATGTTGTAATATCTACATGGCAGTCTATTCATAGATTACAACGTCCATACTTTAGACAATTTGGATGTGTTATAGGAGATGAAGCGCATCTATTTAAAGCAAAATCTCTCACTGGAATTATGACAAAACTTGATACTTGTGAATATCGTTTTGGATTGACAGGCACACTTGATGGAACACAGACGCATAGATTGGTGTTAGAAGGATTATTTGGTAAAGCAAAATATGTGGTAACAACTAAAGAGTTGATTGATAATAAAACTTTAGCCTCGTTACAAATAAATTGTATAGTTTTAAACTATCCCAAAGAGGATAGACAAATAGTAAAGGAGTTTGATTATGCATCAGAAATGGAATATATTGTCACTAAGACTAAAAGAAATACATTTTTATGCAACCTTATGGATAAGCTCAATGGTAATACTTTGTGTTTATTTCAATTTGTAGAAAAACATGGCGAAGTTATTTATAAACAAGTAAATAAAAAATATAAATATAAAGATAGGAAAATATTTTTTGTTTATGGAGGAGTAGATACAAATACTAGAGAAGAAATAAGGGAGATAGTAGAAAATGAAAAAGACTCAATCATTATTGCCTCATATGGTACGTTTAGTACTGGTATTAACATTAGGAACATTGATAACATCGTGTTCGCAAGTCCATCCAAAAGCAAAATTAGAGTGTTACAGTCCCTTGGCCGTGGTTTGCGACTTGGAGATAAAAGCCAAAGCCTCAGAGTTTTTGACATCGCAGACAATCTCTCCAGTGATTCTAGGCTCAATTTTACCCTAAGGCACTTTAAAGAACGATTAAAGATATATAATGACCAAAGATTTAATTATAAAATAGATGAAGTGAATCTATAATTTGACAATCGGTGTACTAACATGGATCAACACAATTACCTAAATATGATACATCATAATAACCTAATGAATGTACAATGGCTATAGAAAATAAGGTAAAGCAGCAATGAATTATAAAGAAAATTTAATACTTTTAAAATTATCTACCAATGAATCTATTATTGGTTCAATTGATAATGATTATGAAGATTTTAATTATAATCATACCATAAGAATCTATTTACCACTAAAACTTGAAGTAATTCATAAAATGAGAAGAGATGGTCCTGTAGAATCTGTCAATCTTTCTCCTTGGGTTAATCCTATTAGTGAATCTGCTTGGGTTGATTTAAATCCATCACAAATAGTTATGAGCACACTTCCCTCAGCTGGAATAGGAAAATATTATAATACATGTATTTCTCGACTTGATCTTTCTATAAGGAATTCTGAAGAGATAGAAGATTCTTTAGATACAGAGCCAACTGATGAAGAGCTATCCAATATTGAAGTAGAAGAAGCATTAGATGAACTTAGTGATTCTTTTGATTCTATTACTATTCACTGAAGACTCATCATAGTCACTATAACCCTATTTTCACTAAGAGTCAATACTCTTTTTAAAAATAAAAAGGACATTGACAAAATCAGTCAAATAGGGTATAGTTATTATATTCTAATTAGATAGGAGTCGATATGGCAAAGAAGAAAAGTATTCATTACGTTGATAATAATTTATTTCTCGAAGCAATGACAAAATGGCGGGATAAATGTAAAGAGGCTGAAGAAGAGGGGGCGGGAAATCCACCATTAAATAATTACATTGGCGAGTGTTTTTTGAAGATTGCAACCCATTTATCATATCGCCCTAATTTTATTAATTATTCGTATAGAGATGAAATGATTTCGGATGGCATCCAGAATTGTCTTCAATATGCACACAATTTTTCCCCTGATAAATCAAAAAATCCTTTTGCATATTTCACTCAGATAATTTACTATGCATTTTTGCGTAGGATACAAGCTGAGAAAAAACAAGTTCATATTAAAAATATGTCTATCCAAAAGCAACACTACGAACCTTATACTACAATGATGGGTGATAATACCGTTTATAATATTGATGAGACTTTAATGAATAATATGCTTCCAGATGAAGATGTATATAAACCTAAAAAGAAAGAAACAATCAAGGTTAAAGGTCTTGAAGTTTTCATGGAGCCAGAAGATTGAAAATTGCTTTAATAACTGACACACATTTTGGGGCAAGAAATGACAATCAAAACTTTAACGAATACTTTTTCGATTTTTATGAGAAACAATTTTTTCCTTATCTAGAAGAGAATAATATTACTGATGTTATTCATCTTGGTGATGTGATGGATAGAAGAAAATTTGTATCATACAAGACTGCTAAAGATTTTCGTGAACGATTTGTTGATAAATTTGCAAATATTAATTTACACATGT